TTTTTTCTTTATAGGGGGTGTGGGGGGAATTTTCTTTTTTTTCTTTTGTTTCTTTTTCTCCAACTTTTACACTGTTTGTCACTGGTCTGTCAGCTTTTAAGTTGTAACAGTCATAAGTTGCTGAGATAGAATCCATTACGTTTGACACTTGTTTGTCTGTGGTAATTTCTTGGTTTGACAGTTGTTTGTCATTGGTTTGACAGTTGTTTGTCAATTTATCACAGATATTTTTATTATCTTCTGATATACAAGTAGTTATATTATAATTTTGCTTGTCGTTTTCTTTTGTCTCTGTATGAGAACCTTTATTATAGACTACATCTGCTTTTTGATACATATCATAATCTATAATTGTAATGATACGGTAATGATTATTTGTCATTTCTTTAATCTCACCGCTCTTTACAAGGTTGGAAAGACAAGTTCTTATTTTTCTTATAGATATTCCTGTTTCTGCTGACAGCTTTGACAAAGAAGTTATGACTTGTCCCTTTTTAACTTCTATCATTCCATACCATCCGTCTTCTTCTCTTGCTGATATCAGCAGATTAACCCATAGGTGTACCATAGTGCTATTATGATACCACCTCCACTCTTTTGTTATATTCATAATTATTCCCTTAATTACTTTATTATTTAACCTTACCCTCACAGACATTTTCTACGTATTCCAAAATGTCTTTAAGAACACAATAGTTGTTCTTTGAGAAGTCTTTATGTTGTATATAATCAAGAAGTTTTCTATAAACATCTTGATCCTTCTTATAGTAGTTAAGTAGGAAATATCTTTTTCCTACATCTTCTCTATCAGAAGAATACTTAAGCATCATCATAATCATTGCATAGATCATCTTCTGGTCGCTACTATTGAATACGTAGGATAGTCCAGTTTCCTTATCCAGATAATCGAATAGAAGATGTGCTTTACCTTCTTTTCTATCAATGGTACATTGAAAGCAATCTATCTTATATATTTTTAGAAGCTCTGCATTGATTCTCATAAGGTCATCTATAGTGTTCTCCTTTTTTATTGGTACAACAACCTCTCTGATAGCCTTACGTGGTAATCTTACCGTCTTAGGTATTCTTTCTTCCATTTCTTTGTAGGAAGCTTTTCTCCATGATTCAGATGTTACATCTAAATCCGTATTTCTTGCTTTAAAGATCTGCATAATATCCTCCTTATTTTATCTCCTGGTATAATCTGGTATTTCTACCTTCTACTATACCGCTTGTGTAAGCAGCTTCTTCTTTGATATCTACCTCGACTTTAATTCGCCCTTCTCTGTTAGCGTGTTTCTCTTCCCATGAATTAATCTTTGATTTCCATCTGATAGCTAAGAATTTCTCCTCCGTGTTTTTTTCTACACTATCCAGATGCTCCATCAGACCATCCACACAACCGAGAAGGTATGACTCCATATAATCATTTTGCTGATTTAGAGTCATATTTCCTTCCTCTTCTTCGTATTTAGCAATAAGTCCATTCTTTGCTTTAAGAAGGAATATCTCAGAAAGACGATTGTAAAGCTGTATGACTATCTCTACATTTTCTTTCTTGCCTACCACCATCATGATTGATGGCTGTTTTACATTTCCTAAATTTCGACAGTAGTTTCTGTCAGCTAACTTAACCATAAGTATATCTCTCCAATTGCCGTACTCATCATGAGCTTGCATTTTTGGTGATATATACAAACCATCTTTTTCATCGTCCTCTCCACTTGTTATTTCATCAAGTGATAGATTATACTTTGTCAGTAGTTTATGGATAGCATTAGCAGCTGCAAACGCTTCACCGCTCTGCCCTACATTTTCTGCAGAGAGCTGCAATTCCATAAGCTTCCTAATCTTCTGAATAATTGCATTTCTTTCCATAATTGTTTATTTTGATGTTTTAAGAAAAATCCAAACTGTTAGGTGAGGAAACATTTTTTATTCACGAGATTATAGCTCCTCAAACTCTTTTTCAAGTTTTTCTTTTAATGACTTACAGAGTTCTTGAACTTTACTTTTTAATTCATGATCCACGCAAAAAGAAACGAATCCTACTCTTTGAAAATTCAGCTCAAAAAAATCGAGGTCTTCAAGTTCACAAATTCTGTCTAATTCGTCTATACGTTTTACAAGCCAAGCAGCCTTGTTGTATTTATTTCTTTCCATACAATTTTATTTTTTTAATTCTTTAATAAATGCATCAGTAATTTCTATGCTTATACTGGCTATGCTTTTATAATCTTTGCATTGAGTGCGAGCTGTTATAAGAGCTGAGAGTATTTCTCTCGCAATCTCATATCTGCGATGTTCCCAGTCGATATCTTTTTCTGCATCAGGTATAATCTCTATATCACCTCTACTCAATGAAATTAGGCGTACAATTCCATCATTTCCATAACATTGAATAGTCATATGTTCTGTTGAAATAGCAATAACTGTTACTATTTCTCCTGTTTTTATAAATCTTGCTTTCATATTTCTTTTATTTTAATAATAGCAATCTGCTTTGAAATGAGTACATTTATAGTTTCTTCTTTATATTTCTATTCTCCTATCTCTTTGTGGTACAAGCGTAATGTTTCTTTCATACGACTTGCAGCTTTTGTTGCTTGCTCTTCAGTATGGAAACTGTTGTAGTTTTCTACATGCAATTTATTTTTAATACTATCACGATATATCGTGTCATTAACCTCAAATGTTGAACTGATGTAATAATATTTATCATCTTCTTTTGGCTCCCACCAAATCCTTTCTACTCGCTTTTCTTTTTCATTCCACTCTAATCCGTTTTCTTTCATCTTATAAAAAAGGAATTGTTTTTCTTCTTCTGTAGCATGTCTTACATTTTGCTTAACCCCACAATATTTCATAGAATTTTCTGAAGCAACATGAATTCTACTGCCAGAAAAACATACATAATAGCGGTTTCTATAATCTTCTGGATCTGTTTTATTTTCCCTGAATATAAAGACTATATCATTAGTAAACATTGAGGTGAGAATATCTCCATCCTCAAATTGTTTCTTAAAGACTATCACATTGTCTTTAATTACTGGAACACATCCTTCAGGGATATTAATGCTATCCCCTTCTTTTAATTCTTTTGTTTTCATATTTATCTTTGTCTTAAAGTTTTATATATTTTCCAGCTATATAAAAGAGCTTATAAAGTAAATAACCTAACGATAGTCTACATACTCTTTTTGCTTTACGTAAATATAAGCGAAGCCCCTTACCTATAGGTTTTGACTCCTGTTCTTTAAGTAATAAGAAACATATACACGCTGACAGCATGTAGTATATTCCATATGGAGGCTTCTCCTTCTTATGTTCTTTTCTATTTGTTATATTCATAATTATTCCCTTAATATTATTATTTTGCTTTCAAGTGTGACATTCCTGCCTTATCCATCCACTCATTGTAATGCTTTACAGCAGCATCGCCAGTGATGCCCTTTGCAAGTCTGTCTTTTAGTTCTGCAGCATATACTCTTTCTTCCTCTCTCATGTCTCGTCCTATGCAATCGAGTTGATTGGAAATCCGTTGTAGCTGTGTTAATATATCTCCCTTCATTATTTCTTTCTATAATTAAAAATGCCAGTTCTTACTCCCTCTCTACGCATGATAGAGCAAAGCATAGCAACCTCTCCCATATTTTCACATACAAGTTCTTCCGCTTCTTTAATGACGTTTATCATACTGCCATTCCATTCTAACAGTCCCCATGAAATAGGAAGTTCTGCTGGTTTTATAATACCCTCTGGTGCTAAGTAATATCTTTTATTACCAAGTGCATAATGTCTATATTCGTCATCTTCAGTTCTAAATTTCTTCGCTTTGTCTTTCAGAAAGTCTCCTCGTGAGGTCTTAACTTCTATCATCATTGATTTGAAACCTGTTGTTCCCCATACATCAGGATTTTCTGCATTTACAGTACAAAGCTCTACGGCAACTATTTTGTAAGAAGACCACTCCTGCTTACGCATCCATTTTGCACCTTCACAGCAGAGTTTATAATGTAAACTTTCAGTTTTACTCATATAAGTATGCTCTTAATTATCTTGTAGTATCACAAGTGTATATTATCTATCAGTCCTTATGAAACACTGATTTCTGAGATATTGCATCTAAACTAAAGTTGCTTAGTCTTTTTCGAAGTTCCTTGCAAAACTCCATCTGCGCTCTCATTTCAGAGTTGTATCCCTTTCTGTCACCCCATAACTCATCTTGAAGATCACAGAGTAAGTTCATAACCTCTTCTTTTACCTGTTCACATTAATCAATTTCATGATAGAAAATATAAGTCGTCCCTACTTTGTAAGAATAATACTCCGACAAGTTGCACTTGTACGCTATAACTTTATTCTTTTCAGATTTGAATATCACAATATAATCAGTACTTATTACCTGTTTGTTGGTTAAAATATTGTAGTGTGATGAAATTTCTTTGGACTTATCCAACACGGTATACCTGTACTCTTCCCGAAATTTCTCTTGCAGCCATGGTATAACTTTACACTCCAAGGTAATTAGAGCCCACATGCATAAAAAACAAACGGGGATGCCAGGTAAAAGTTTTCTTAATATTTCCATTTTTCTTAATTAAATTGCTATAGATTTTTGCATTAATTTATCGCAGAGAGCTTCACAAAGAACTTTACTCATATTGACTTCAACAGCATTGCCAATATATTTTTTTTGTTCAGCTTGTGTTCCGACCAGGATATATCCCTTTGGAAATCCCATAATACGTTTTAACTCGCTTATGTTCAGCATTCGCATCTTAATGTCTATTATGCCATACATAGCCATAAACTCCTTAATTTTAAGGGTCATTTCACTATCTGTATCAAACATTCTTATTCCTAATCCTTTTTCTGTGTTAACTATATATGGAGGCATTTTATCCATACGAGCAATCAGAGTGAAGCACGGATTATTAATGTTTCCACCAGCTGAATTGAACTGAGGATTCATAAGAAAGCAATCCTCTACTCTTTGTTTACCATCAGAATAGTCATTGGATATGAAACAACTATTTATTAATCCAAGACGGTCTTTTGTTGTTATTGTAGGGCAAGGAGCTGCTATAGAATGATTATTCCCATTTCCATAATACGCTGTTATAAAATAATGATGATCCTTTGTTGTTATAGTTCCTGCAGGGACATCAATAGATTGGTTCTTTGAATATGGTTCACCGCTGAAAGCTTTAGACATAAAACTTATATTTGCAAGTCCTAAACGATTTTGGCAAGCTACAGTAGGACATGGTTCATCAATGCTAGGAGCTGTATATTTTCCTGTTTGGTTCATTGAATTGTATTTTATAAGGAAAGCCTCTTTTCCTCCTGCTACAAATTTTATTAACCCAGCATATATCCTCTTCAAAGTTTTTTCACATAAAGGTTTCTTTCTATTGAAGATACTGTGTCCTTTCTCATTCATATCAAGAACCTCTCGAACAGGTTTCCACTTCTTATATATCTGGAACATTCCACTATCTCCATTTTTTGAATATGTTGGAATAGGAAATGCTATAGGAAGTCCTTTCTTTGCAAATTGTCCGAAAAATCTCTTTCTTGATGTGTATGCTCCATAATCAGCAGAGTTTAATAATCTCCAGTCATAATTATATCCATAAGACATAACCTTATTCGTCCATCGGATATAATTTCTACCCTTTAGCTTTGATATTGGATGTCCCTTTTCATCCACATCACCCCAGCTCATAAACTCTTCTACATTCTCTATTTGAATGTAATCTGGATCTATCTCTTCTATGTAACGAAAAAGATGATCTGCAATGCATCACGTGGCAGTCCACCTTTTGCTTTACTAAAATTCGTACATTCAAGCGAAGCCCATAGAACTACTAAAGCTGCAGGATACTTTGCCTTCATTCTTATTAAATGTGTAATAAGATTAGTAAGGTCTAAAGTACGGATATCCTCCATAAAATGTAATGTATGAGGATGGTTTGCCTGGTGTGATGCAATGGCATTTACGTCATGGTTTACACACGCAATAACTTTTGCACACGCCTGTCCATCAAACTCTGCTTGTTCAACGCCAGTAGTAGTTCCTCCTGCTCCACAAAAAAGATCTATGTATAAAAGTTTAATATTATTCATTTGTTTTCTTCTTTGACATAATGTACGCTAATTTTCTAAACTACAGTTTCCTGGAGAATAATCAAGATTTTCTATAATTCTTACCGTTTTATATAGCTGAATTTATAATCTCGTCTATGGACTCAAACTGTGGTTCTCCTAACAGTTCCTGGCACACATTGATTATATCAAATGCCATGTCATCAGCTTCTTTATTAGACGTGTTGCCAATTTTTTCTATCATTGACTTTTTGATGTAGTTCAGTTCCTTATCACTAAACTCGTCATCAAATTTACCCTCAGTCCGTCGTGCTGTTATCTCAATAGTATAGCCATCTTTCCTTTTGAATGACATTCTAAGTTTACCAGCATTTATTCTTTGACACTGCCTAACCATTGCATCTAATTGGTTTGACAAACCTTTATTTTCTTCATTCCATGAATCTATTTCTTCCTCTTCTATATTCCAGTCACCAAACTCTTTCTCAATTTGCAGGAAAAACCACAGAATAATAAAAATGGCACCTATCCATCCTAAGAAACCAGTATGTAATATCCACAGGAAATCTGCCAATAGCAGTGAACCTATCAAATATACAATGAGTACAGCGAGTATGAAATAAGACAAATGTTTCATTTTCTATTTCTTTTTTATAATTTCTACTTTCATTTGCTATTTTATATTAATTTCTACCTTGTAACCTTTATTCCGAAGATATGTGGCGATATACTCATCATCACCAACATCTTTAAGTACGTCAAAAAGGTACTCTTTTACATACTTGGCAATAGCTTTAGAAGAAGCCAATTCTATATGCTGAGATATGAACTCACATTTCTCTGTCCTACCTAATTGATTAAACTCGTATTCTAGTCTTTTATAATCGATATCTTCAAACAGCTCAGATATGTCACCTTGATGGTAATATTCTCCATTAACACCCTTTGCCGTCCCATCACAGTAGTACTGCCTTAGTTCTACTACCTCACCTGTCTCTCTAAGTTTTGCTTTCATGTCTTTTTTTATATGGAGTATTTTTATTGGTTCATTCTTGTTCTTCCTGTTCGGCTGACGTAAAGAGTTTCCGATAGGAACGATACTTCTTCTCTTCATAGGCTAAATCTTCCTCGTAATGCTCTGCATCTTGATACCAGTTCCTGAAACAGTCTGGACATAGCCAGTAATTCAATACGGCGACATAATAACCTGTATGCGGTGCATGACCACAACGGTCGCAGACACCGATTGCTCCAAAACGTGCTGTCTTGCTTAATAGTTCCGTTCTGTCAATCTTCAGGACTCGGAATCCTTTTTCATTTTCTACTGTTTCCATTTTTTCTCCTTTCAGTCTCTATTCCACATCAACCTCATACTTCAAATCAAAATCGTCATTTTCTCGAATGTGATCTTTCACCCACTTAAAAGCATCTCTTGGTTGATTGTCAAAATCTTCAAAAGGATCGCCTGATCCATATTCTGCCAAATTTTTGAGAGCTTCATATTCTTTTTCACTAACTTCAACGTTACTTAATGTTGCAGTGTAGGTAACCTTTACTGTTAAATTCTTTATTGTCTTCATATATCAACTTTTATTGGTTATTTTACTTCCTCTTATGTGATATTATTGCAACGTGGCAAGCTATGAAAAATAACAGTTCTAATTGTACATTTTCAACATCTAACCCCAAAGCAT